CTGGCGTGCTGAAGGACGGCGTGGGAATTGGCATTAGACCTTTCTCCCAAGCTGATTTTCGCATGTTGGCGGACGTGGCGGCTGAGAAGCACTTGATTGTGCCATATCCCTCTGCGAAGGAGTCCGACCTAGTGGCTATTACAGGCCTGTCTGCCATGACACAAACTGGCGTGACTTTCGATACTCTGGGTCCTCAACACCCGAGCGTGCGTTGGCCCCATATTGGCGCAACAGTTCCGATTGGGGCTATCGTCCCTGACAAGACGACCCCGCGCGGCTCAGGGCGCGTTGTCCATCCCATGGCGGATGAGATCGCGCTGGCCTTTGGGCTAGAGCCAGGCTCATTGATGGCCTCTGGAGGCTATGATGGTCGCTATGTCGACGAAACGGGAGTCGAGCGAAAAGCTAGCGTGCTTGAGCGGGCGCAGCAGCGTCTTGAGAAGAAGGCGGCTTTGCCTACTCCGGCGGCTGGCCTGGTGCCATGGGATCGCATTGTGATTTTCTTCACAGAGGTGATTCGCACGGCTAACCCCAAACGTATTACACCCCCATTAGATTGGGTGGACATGTTGCGAGGGCGCGAGGGCACCGCCGTGGGACCGACTGACTTGTCGACTTCCGCTGGTTTGCCTGCTCCGAGCGGGCCTAAGCGCGGTTGGTGCGTGCGCGACCCCCAGGGCATGAATTTGCCGGGGCCGGCGCTCGTGCGCAACGCGCAGGTAGCCTACACAGCCATGACCGATGGCCTGCACGCCCCTGTGATGGTGGCGCGCGAGCTTGAGAAGACCGGCGAAGGGCTTGACAAGAAGAAGGTTCTTACAGCCAACACACGCACGATGTTTGCTACAAACGTGCCGTCTATGTTCGCAAGCAAGCTGCTTATGGCAGATATTTGCAACGCGATCTTGAAGACGGCCGCGATGGGCATTCGGAGTGGAATCAACATGGTGGGACCAGAAGCGGAGGCGCTTTACAATGAGCTTGCCGCTGCGAATGAGGACGGGCTTGCCATTGCTGGAGACGAGGAGGCCATGGATAAGAGTTGGCTCTCCCACATTTTCTGCGCGATGACGTTGTTGATTTTCAATGTAGCGCTGATCCTTGGATACGACCGCAGGGGCGCGCTCGTGCGCGCTCGGTGGCTAGTCGCTGGTATTCACCCTTTGGTGATTATCCGCGATGAGGTCCACTGGTCGTACAAACAGCTCGTCTCTGGTCTAGTCTTTA